AAGGCGTCTGCGCCTTATATGACAACCGATGAAGTTAGAGAAAATATTTTAGGGCTTGAACCCCTGGGAGGCGCAAATGGTCGTTTACGCAATAACTCCGCTCCGGACGATGGCGGGACGCAGGATCGGGGGGACGGTGGTTCCGTTCCACCGGAAGGACAAGTATAACACCTGGTGGGATGGCGATAGTCAATTCAACCTGGATCTATTTCCGACAAAGCCCGTATTTCTCGCTCACAATTTGAGGGAGATCGGTTTAGCGGGCACGATAGATAATGCCGCTTTCGCCATCCGTGGGGATGGATTGTACGCGGAAGCGGATGTAAACGAGGGGCGCTTAGGTGATGCGGTGCTGGCGCTGGTTTCGTCTGGTTCGGGTGCCTGGTCAAGCGGCACAATGCCGCATCTCATAAGAACAGACACAAACACGGGCTATGTCTCACAATGGCCTATCGTGGAGTGCTCGGTGTGCCATGTGGACGAAGCCGGGTCCTGGCCTGGTACTACCACGGTGCAGCATGTCAGAAAATTTTTGGATGAACAGCAGGCGGTTGAAATCCGCTCGGCTGCTTATTTAGACCAACAACTAAAAAGGAGTCAATGGGTCATGGAACAATCGAACGGTAACAACACACAAGCGCCTGCTAACAACGGGCAACAACAACAAGCGCCTGCACAGCAGGATCAGGTGCAGCAAACTTTAGGCCATTTGTCAACGGCGTTGGCAAACATGGCGAATAGATTTGACAACCTGGATCATAACATCCGGGCATTGCAGGATCAGCCCGCGCAACAGCTCCCGGTGTCGCCTCCACCAGCACAGCAGCCCGTGATAGAAGTGTCATCAAAATATGATGACGTGTCTTTGTTCGGTATGTTGTTCCGCTCTGAGCATCAGCGGTTAGCGGCTGCCAAGCAAGGGCGGGCGTATAGGTACGATGAAGAATTCATGCGGGCGATTGTCGACAAGATGCAGGATGGTGAACTATCCCGCGTTGACGGTGGTATCCGTGCGATTGATGCCGATGCTCGCGCAACCTGGGAAAACAAGCTGCCGCATCTGCGCGCTAATGAGGCGATGCAATCCACCCTTGCTAATAGTGGTGATGAACTGGTTCCCACGCTGTTAAGCAGTGTTGCCTATTATGAATTTCGCTTGCAGTCGCGCGTGTTGGGTTTGCTGCCCACATTCCAGATGCCAAGCCAACCGTATGATTACCCTACGATTGCATCGGGGCCGAAGTTTCGTTTAGCGTCTGAAGCTACTGATAAGACACAAGCCAACATTGGCACAAGTCGCCTTACAACGGGCAAGCCGACCACTGATGCTGTTCAATTCTCCGCTGGCGAAATTGGCGTTTTGTCGCTGGTTTCTCAGACGCTTATGGAAGACTCGGGTTTGATGGTGGCTGATGTCCTGGCGCAACAATTCGCACGGAACGCGGCGCGTGATATTGACTACGTTCTGCTAAACGGCGATGAACGCACGGCGGCGACTAACATCAGCCACACGGCGGATCCGTCATCCACTGCTTATGATTTGGTTCTGGCGCTGGATGGGCTGCGGCGTATCGCACAAGCGGCAAGTGATAATGTGGGCGTGGGCACTATTGCCACAGGTTCTATCACCGCGCTGCAAGCTGCGATGGGTAACCGGGGTATCATCGGTACGGATATTCAAAACCTTGTTTGTGTGGTTGATCCTGGGTTCTATTACAAGCTGCTCGGCTTGTCTGATTTCCAGACAATGGAAAAGGTTGGTGAACGGGCAACGCTGCTAACCGGGCAGGTCGGCGGTTGGTATGGAATTCCTGTCGTTGTCAGTGATGAGCTTGAATACACGGCGGCCACTGGTCTTGTACCGGAAGCGCACAACGGCACAAAGGGGCAATGTGTGCTGTTCCACCGTGGGCTTAACATGGTCGGTTATCGTCGCAATCTGCAATATGAGCAAGGCACGGTTCCGCACACTGGCTTGTATGCGATGAGCGCAACCGTCCGTCTTGATCTTCAAGCTATGGAAGCTGGCTCGGTGGCCTGGGGCTATAACGCCACGGTCTAAGCGTGGATTTTAAATTGAGGGGCTTTGCCGCGGTGCAAAGCCTCATCAAGGAAGGGTTAACTATGTCTTATCCTGATTTAGCGGCGTTTAAAACGCACATGACGACGACGACAACGGGCGAAGATACGGTACTTCAGGCGGCGCTTGATGCGGCTATCGACGAGGTAGAGAATTACTGCGGGCGGGTGTTCGTGGCTGCCTCTGCTACGCGTGAATTTCCGGTTGAACAGCCGTATATTGACAATCGGCGGCTTGTGCTGACGCTGTACGAGGATCTAACGGCGGTGACTTCCATCACGAACGGGGACGGCATAGCGGTGTCTAGTGATGATTATCGCCTGGTGCCGCCTCAAGGCGCTCCATACCATCAGATCGTGCTTGATCCATACTCTACGGTGCGATGGGTTACGACTGGCTCGAAAATCGCTATAGAGGGCGACTGGGGCTATGCTGTGAACTGTCCAGCACGGATTTATTTTGCCATTTTGCAAGTTGCGGCGTACCTCTATAGAAACAAGATGGCGGGGGGTGTGGCGCGGTTTAGCACGGTGCAGCAAGGCGGGCGCGTGTCGGAGGGTACGGCGCTGCCTGAGTCGGTGCTTATGACGCTCGATAGATTTAGGCGGGTGTCGATATGACATTAGCAAACGTCATCACGCAATTGGACGCTATCACGTTTACCGGGCTAGAAAGTAATGCAGGGTTTACGTATCGTCAGATACCACATGGTGAATTGCCCGCGCTCGTTCTCGATCTGTCGCGTAGTTTTCCATTCACGGAAGGGCTGCGCTCCATCAATGTTACGGATACGGTGGGGGCTGCTACTGTCATCTGCCAGCATAAGCTACTGATAACCGGGATTGTAGAAAACCTGGTTGAAGAAGCGCATTTAGCGGCGGCGGTGGACATGACTGATGATTATCTTGACGAATTGAAAGACGATCTACTGCTAAATGGTTCTGTAGTGGAACCAGTGACGGTGCTTGCTATCGACATTGGCGACATTCCGCATGGCGGTTCTGTGTACTTTGGCGTGGAGTTTATGCTTAAGCTGATGCTCACTGTAGGTAGTGTGTGATGGCTAAGGATTGGTTTGTTGAAGTGCGGCTAGAAGGTGAAGACAGCACACCTTACAGCCCGATAACGTCATATGTGCAAAGTGTGCATTGGGAATTGGGGCGGCGGCGCTGGGAAGCAATAGAGGATAATGCTCACGCAATCATAAAAATTCGTGTTGGTCGGCTGGCGGCGGGTTATATGTATCCTCTAGATTTTAATCGCCTGCGGCCTGGGCTCCTGGTGCGGATCGGCTACGGCGTGCAAACGTCTATGAGTGTAGCAGCGGCGTTCACCGGGTATATAGAAAACATCACCTGGGACGGTGATTTGATGGTGCTACGGCTGGTTACGCTCCTGGAATTGCTTAAAGGCCAGCTTGTAGAGTTTGATCTCCTGAGCGATGTTGATACAGGGGAAATAATCGAGACTGCGTTAGAAGCTGCGCGCTTTGCCGCGACTAGAGATTATATGGTTATCAATGTCGGGTTCATCAATTCGGGCTGGATCAGTGACGCGTCCTTAGACCTGGACGCGGAAATGACGCGGGATTTCTTCGCGCAACCTGGCGACGTGTCCCATGCTTACGTGGGCGACCAGTCACAATATTTAGTCGATGCCTGGGAATTGGTTAAAGAGGCGGTGGAAGCTGAGAGCGGCTGGCTAACTACGCTGCCTAATGGCAATCCGTTTTTTGAGAGGCGGACTAACGTGGATTATCAATATGAGGGTAAACCGTTTCATCCGGTGGCTGTGCTGGATTATGCAACGGGCGTCACGTTTGATTATGGCGCGGAGATTATCACGCGGGCAAGCTGTACGTATTACACCAAATATTTGCAGACAAGCGTAACGCTGTGGACGTTAAATGAGACTGTGTACGTTGCTAATGGTTCGCCTGTCGAGATTAAGGCGGTTTACTCTGACGACATAAACCAGATCGTCGGCGCGGAGAATGCGGTGCTTGGTGCATTTACGGCTAACTATGCTGAAGATGGAACCGGGATTGATGCTACGAGTAACCTAACTGTGACTAAGGTTGAAGATAGCTCCACTACAATGACCATAAGATTTACAAATACAGGGATTAACGATTTTTGGGTACGAACCGGGACGGTGACCGGAGATCGTGTCTCGATTGGGTCGCCTAATTCCGTGGAAGTCGTCGATGATAACGCTGAGCTGGCGTATGGCGTTAAGGCCTTTCGGATGCGTAATAGCATTATCGGGCGTTCGGGCGATGCCCGGCGAATGCTTGAGCGCATTGTGGATCGGCCTGGGCGGGGGCTTGCGCTTTCGACGATTAGCTATAACTCCGCGCTGTTTGACAGTGATGCCGCCGAAAGTTATCTAGATAATTATGTCCCTGGGCATGATGTGCGGTGGCAAACCTCCATGCCTGGGATGCCTGATACTGATTTTCTTTATGTTATCAGTCGTACTATCCATCACCTGGAACGGGTGGGGGGGCGGCTTGGTAACCATACCTGGATGTTTGAATTAGAGAAAGCGAATAACTATGCCCTGGACGACTCCTAAAACCTGGGGAACTGAGCGCCTCATTAGCTCAGACATGAATACTCACATACGGGATAATCTCGCCTGGCTAAAAGACAAGGCTTATGATGACTGGTTAGGCGCTGAGACTGTGAATGCTAGTACAAGCGGCTGGTCTAGTTCTACCGCATCCGTGAGTATTACCGGGGATGGCGGACCGCTGCAATTTGGCGTTATGTCATTGGTTCGATATGACGGATCAGGCGGCCATTTAGATGTTGGGCTAGACATAAACGGGGGCATTACGGATGTAGAAAGTTGGGGATATGAGGATCCTACGCCCTGGGGCGGGACATTCATGCTAGGAACGGCAATCCCCGCTCCATCTGCGGGGACTGTGACACTGAAAATGGCGGTTAAAGTGACGACTAGCGGCACAGGTTGGATGATGATTCGTCATTTGTGGTTACGTCAGCTATAGATTGACTCGTGCATTTCATAGCGTGAGAATTTGCATCTAGTCCATGCCTGCTCGGTGCTGCTGGCGAAGCCTCCACGGAATTCGCCTGTGCTGGTGTCTGTCACCTGCCAGCGATAGGCACCGAATAATGCCGTTGTGTAGCGCACGGTGCAGCTAAATTTAACTGCACCGATTGCGTATTCTTTCGTTTCTTCAAAGTCTTCATTGTTCATACGAAGTTTTAACCTGTTACGAAGTAAGGCTTAATTGACGTTTGCGGCGTCTATATGCCCGTTGCTTCTCGGCGTTGCTGGCGTGCTTCCGTTTTCGTCCGCTCCTGGGCGATAGTTCCCAAAAGGGACTGCGGGCTGCTGGTCGGCTGCCGCTTCCTCCTGGAAGTCGATGGGGGCTGCTCCTGTCCATTCATGCCTCTGTATTTCCTGCTCGGCAACCTGGCGCTTTTGACCTGGTTGTAACTGCGTCCATGAATTTTTGCGTTCCACCGCTGCATAAACCTCCTGGAGCAAGGCGGGGATATAATCGGGATGCTGTTTGTAGTCTTCACTGGCTGCCTGCCAAGTGTTGAGTGCGTCGGTGTATTTGCTGTCCAGATCGGCGCGGCGTTGTAGGATTTCCGCTATGATCTGCTCTAGGCGATAACCGATGCCTAGTGTAAAGACCGGGGGTAGAACGGCGATGAACAGGTTTAAGCCACTGACGACATTTGCGTAAAGTACAAAAAGTGATGCAAGGGCGGCCATGCCTAAGAATATGGGATAACGCATCCTGGAATACATGACCATAAAGAGGATTGCGGAGGCCTCCGCTAAAAACACCATGCCGACCTGGTGCGTTAGTGTGTATACCTCCTGGCTGATGACTAAGCCTGCGTCGGCGCTTTTGTAGGTGGTTATGGCCTGGTCTGTCATCAGGCTTATGATGTGTGTTGATGAGATAATCCACGCTGCGATAAAGATTACTGCTGCGAAGATATCCATAATGGTAAAGACTGAGCCATATTCGCGCTTGAACTGGTCGCGGGTGGGCTTGTCGCCTATTTTATCCTGGGTGCGCTTGCCTGCTTTGGTGCGGGCGCGGTCGTATTCCAAAGGCGTAAGGTGCTTGTAATCGCTCATTGTGATGTTCTCCTGGTTAATTCCTCAAGCAGGTTCTGCAGAAGGCTGTCTAGTGCGGCGGCGTGGTGTTCGCCTTCGGGTTTTTCGCGCTCCTGGAGCGTGCTGTCTATTTCATACCGCAGATCGTTGTCAGTTAGTTCTTGTACGTTCTGGATAACGTAGTCAAATAGATGACCTCCACAGAAACTACATTCGTAACCGTGGCACTCGTAGCCGGGGCGGGGTGACGGTTTCTTTTTGTGGGTAAAGGACACTGTGCCTTTACCGCATAGTTTGCATGTTTCTTCCTGCATTAGTCGATGCTCCATTCTGTGTGTGAGATGGTGCTCAGGTTGATTGTGATTGTCTCTGTCCAGCAGGTAAAACAGGATGAACAAAAGTACATTGTGCGTTCCTGCGCCTGGTTGGTTTTTGCGTTTAGCGTTACCTGGTGCTCGATGACCTGGCCGTGCTCGTCGGTGCACCGGGGGCATTGCTCCCGGTGCTGGTGTTCGCTGTACTTAGAATGGTCGGTCATGGTCGCTGTCGTCTGGTAGTGCGTCAATTAATCCGGTCATGGTGTGCCACGTTTTAAGGTCTTCTTCCGTGGTGGCTCCTGGTAGATCGGGGAATGTGTGATTGTGGATGTGACCTAGTTTAACATCTGTGCTTTCGCTCCAATCGGCGGCGCAGGTGTTGCAGTGATGCTCTGTGTAGATGTTGAGTAGATTATTGAAATCAAGGTGTAATTCTAGCCGTGTGCATGTGGTTTTGTCGGTTTCAAAGCAGCGCGGGCATGGGTGTTTAAGGTTGTGGTAAAGCATGGGTTAGTCCTCCTGGTTATTTGAATAGGTGTGCGTATTCGGATTGGTTTAAGTCGGTGTCGTCGGGCTGGATCGGCTCCGGCACGGTGTTGTTTTGGAGTAGTGTTCGTAGCAGTCCTTGCGGGCTGCGAACCTGGGTTCCTAGCGATTCGATATGCTGCATGGCCCGTTGTACTTTGTTGCCTCCGTAGGTGAATACCAGATAACGCGCCTGGTGGCGATTGGTGCCGCCTCCCCACGTGGAAAGCTCCATTGCTTTCTTTTCTGACTCCCGGTCAGTTAGCGGAACCTTAAATTTTTCTGTGTTTGGCGCTACGCGCTGGTTTGTTTGCGCTTCGCGCTGGTCGGGGTAGTCGTCGTCTAGTTTTTTACGCGGGTCTTGCGCTTCGCGCTGGATGTCGTCGGCGTCGGGGTGTGGTGTTAGTGGCTTATCAGCGCTGTTCTGTTGGTGATGGTTTTGATTCTGGTTTCTGATTCTGGTTAGAACCTCTGGTTCTGATTCTGATTCTGATTCTGGTTGTGACACTTTCATAAGAATTCGTTTAACATAAGAAATTTTCGGGCGAGAATTCCAGATGCTTAACGCGTTCTCGATTTGCTCGGCGGCGACGTAGAGTACATAGGGCGATAGCTGATAAGTCTTGTTGATGCCGCGCAGGGTTTTTTCAATGTGGACGGTTAGATAGTCCAGTTCTACGAGGTTGATTAGTGCTTGGCGCACGGTGTCGGGGCTGTAGTGCGTCAAGTTGGCGAGGCGTTTAATGCCTGGGTAGCACAAACCGTGTTCGTCGGCGTGGTTGCAGAGTTCCCACAGTACCCACATGGTAGCGCGGGCTGCTTTTACTCCTAAATTCTCAGTTAGGTTTCGCTGTGCATCAATGTATACTGGTGCATAGGAACCGAATGCCGTGTAAGTCATTGGCGTTCCTTTCCGGCCGGAGTTCTCAGCTCCGGCCACAAATAAGTAAGTGCTGCAAAGCGCTGCGTCGGGCGGGTCGGTGGCCGCCGATCCGCTGCAGACGTGTCCTCAAAGTTCTACTTGCGTCATGGTGCGCGTTGTTTCCACGTACAGATTAAACTTCACGATGTAGTATTGCAGGCCGCTTTTGCTGATGCCTAGCTCGTCGGCGGTGCCGTCTAGCGTCTGGTGGCGGTTGTATGCTTCCATGATGATCTGCGGTAGTTTCTTTCCGTGCTTCCTTTCCAGTTCTTGTTTAACGGTTAAGCGTTTTGTTTTTGCCATGGTTAACCTCCGGTTAGCTTATTTTATCGTGTATGACAGATATGTCATGTGCTCTATATAACATAAAAAAGGCACATCTGTCAATTAGGTTGATGTTGTAGTATCAAAAGAATAGTGCAGTCGTAGGGATTGCATAGAAAACCGCCTCTTACTTTTGATAATTAGGGAGACTACCGAACATGAGCGATATCAACGTCATCGGACAGAGAATTGCTGATAGGCGAAAGGAGTTAGAGTTAAAGCAAAGTGATTTAGGCCAACGTGTGGGGACGACTCAAGATGTGGTCAGCCGATGGGAACGCGGCGTTGTGACTCCGCACATCAGTATGTTAGTTCCGCTGGCCGAAGCATTGCAGACTACGCCTAATTGGTTGGTTGGTTACATTGGGGATGATCAGGCGGGCGCTGGCCTAGATGATCTGGAGATAGAGTTTCTCCAGATGTTGCGGGCGATGGCTCCGGACCGTCGTCAGCGGGCGCTTGAGATGTTGAATCTGTTGATGTAGCGTTAATGGGGTACGAGTAGATTACTCCGTGATAAGATCGAGTTATCATAAGTAAGAGGCTTATGTATTAAAACAACTGGTATGACGTACCAGTAATATCAATACTAGAGAGAGGTTGAGTTCATGGACGATGACAAGCGGAAGAAGTACAACTATGCGGAAAACATAGGCGGTGGCGGGGCGCTCCTGGTGGGCGTGTTGATTCTCTATGGCTTGTTCCTGGTGGGGCGGCTGTTGGGTCTACTGTGACGGCATGACTATAAAAAAAGCCTGCACCTATGGTAGTGTAGGTACAGGCTAGTCAGTGTGAGTGACAGGGGTGTCGCTCCTACTCACTGAAGGTTTAGAAAGCGCCACGTCTTCACCGTTTTGACGTGGCGCTTTCGATTCAGTTATTCTTCGTATGCTAGGCTGTCTTCGTCGGTGTCGTAGCCTAATTTGTTTATGACCTTTACTGCTTCTACGATGTCCTCCAACAGTTCAAAGTATATTGATGTACCTATGGTTTCGACAATCCTAAACCCGGCGCTTTTTAGAGTGGTGATTATTTCCTCCATGTTTTTATGATCTGTGTATACTTCGACTTCATATGTGCTTGCTGTCATGATTTTGTCTCCTGTTTTTTGGTTAGTATACAACAATTGTGACGGTGTAGCCGTGTTCGTCCTCATATGCGAATTCGCACACGGCTGCCGCCTGGCTGTTGCGGTTGATCGGCGAGCACAGCGCCAATGATAACTCATTGACGCTGTAGATACCGCACCTGTCAGCGTGCCAGTAGCTTAAGTGATGCGTGATTCTAAGTGGCTGTGTCGTCATCAGATTTGATGCTGTTACGGATGATGTCGTACTTTTCAGCCATCGAGCGGCGGGCGTTGTTTATACGGATGTTGCGCTCGATGTCATTTATCACGGTTTCGAGTCCTTCTAGCTTTCCATCCAGATACATGCCGAATGCCATATCTCCTGGTGAGTCGCTTAAGCTGTCGATGCCTTCCTCTACTTCCTGGCGGCGCTGCTTGAACAGGTCTAACATTTTCTGGATCAGTTGTTGCTCGTTCATGTGGTTTAACTCCAATCTGGAATAAGGATCAAGGTGTGGTCGCGCATTTTTTGGAACGCGCCACGCCTTTGGCGTGCCCGCGTTGGTAAATCGGTCAAGGGCGCTTGCGTTTTGGCTGTAAGCCAAAATTGAAACCCTTTACATGATTTTGCCGATGTTAGCGGGCTATAATTGGAAGCTAGGCGCGTTTCTAAATGTAGTTAAGCGGTAAACCTCAATGCGTGCTGGCGTCCGGATGACTATTGAGAATGAAAAACCCCTGTACCCTGGATGCCATTAACCAAACCACTATGAAAATATAACCGTGTTCGTATGGATATTGTGTCTAATATGCGAGAGAGTTAGATAACGCGAACGGCTGTTCGCTCGTTGTGTCGTGGATTAAAGGCGATAGGTGGCGGCGTAGCCGTCACCGAAGCGCCGATAGGTAGCGGCATGGTGGTAGAAAAATGGACAGCCAAGCGTTACCCGGCACACGATACGAGGGCATTATGACAGGTAAAGACCTACACCCACACTACAACGTCGCTATCCACCAGTTGACGACACCGCGCACCATGCAGGCGTACCTGGTCGTGATATTCTCTACAACCATTGTCATGATGACGGCTGTCAACCAACCCATACCGGACATTATCAGCTACGGCCTGGCGGCAATCCTGGGTTTCTATTTCAAGGATGCCTCAACGGAAGTTGTTCCCACGGTCATCCCTAACGGGTCGTCTGTGGAGAAGGTTAGCCGCGTGCTCGAAGCTGAGATGGCTATGGACTCGCTCGCATACGAGCGGATGTTACGTGAGGCGGCGCGGCCTCCAACTGGGACCGGTCCTCTAACTGGGACCGGTGACGATGAGACGGACGAGAAACCAGCGGACTCCAATTCGTTGGATTAGTTGCTGATAAGGTAATTATAAAGCAGCGTCAGCGTGCCAATGCGTAGCATTGGTGCTTGATAATGTAAATTATCACTATCCCAAACCAACCCATTGAGACATGCGTAAGCATGATGGTTTATTCCAAACGATAGACGGAACTTTAAATCAAGCAGGCGGTAGCATCAGCAGGGATGAGAAGCAGAGGATGGGCGTAAGCCCGCCGAACGCGCCGAACCCTGCGAGCGGGCACAGGAACTGACAAGTGATCGACACTCTAGCAGCGACCATCAAAATAGAAGACGAACTAAGCGCCGACCTGTTTCAAGGAGGGGCGGCGTATGAAGATTTTGCCACGGGTCGATCACATGAGCGTATATGGCGCAACCCGGAGGGGGACGCATACGAACCCCGTCTGACCTGGTGGCCTGAAAGCGGAACGCTCAAGGTGGAGTGTTCGTTGCCGAAACTGCTAGGTTATCCCCCCAAAGTGATGACAACGAAAGAAGTAGATGCGGCGCTGGATGCGCTCGACGCCTGGCTGCAAGATTGGAAAGATGGCCTTCCACCGGTGCGTATATGGAAAGCTCAACGGGTGGATTACGTGTACGTGTGGGACGTGTCGCCTCTGCCCGTTGGCCTGTATCTCTCGGCGTTGTCACGGCTTAACCTGGCTGCCGCTCGGCGTCATAGCTTCAAGGGCGAGGGCGTTGTCTGGAAGAACGGCTCAAGGTGGGTAAAGTTCTATGACAAGAGCAAAGAACAACTCACAGACGGTCATCTGCTGCGCTTTGAGGTGAGCAACTATGCCGATGGCGTGCGGTATATGTGCGATGAATGGTTCCAGTGTGAGCAGACAATCGCACAGGTGACGCGACTGGATAGGGCGCTGTACGTGCTGCGTTACGTATGGCGTAAGCTCGGCTTAGATGTGGCGGTTATCGGCCAGATGGAAGCAACGGCGCATGATATACGTGCTGCGTTCGGTGCGTCTGCTGGTAGTGCGTACTGGCACCTGATGCTAGTCACTGAGTACGGGCGGGATGCGGTGCGGCTCGGCCTCACGTCTTCCAGTTCCTTTGACGTGTGGCGCTCTCGTCTGCGTGCGGCTGGCCTCTTGGCTGTGGCTGGCGATCACGTGGTGGGCGTGGATCGCAGGCTACCCGACCTGCATCTGCCTCAAGACGCGGCAAATCTTGGCGTTTCGCTAGACAAGCGCGGGGGCGCACCTGACAAAAATTTTCTGGTGAAAAATCATGACTAGATCTCGCTGGAAAAATCCACGTTTCCATATGCACACGGACGCGCAATTAAGCGACCTGGCGCGTTTTTATGAACTTAAGTGGCGTCGGGAAACTGTTCACTGGGTATCTGCTATGTGGTGGCGTGAATGGGACGCTGTAGAGAAGGAATTACTGCACCGGGGGGCGTATGATCGAGAAACCTACAACCTGGAACGCGTGCGCGGCGCTGCTGCAATCTCCCGACCTAGAAGCTGCTTTGGCGGTGCGCCTGGTGGAGCTAGCTTTTGGGGATCAAGGCTCGGTGGCGGTGAAGGCTATCGAAATACTCCGGACTATGCCGCGAAATTTGGAGCCGAACGTATTCAGCGATCTATCACGAGAACAGCTTATCGAAGTGGAGAAGCAATTAACGCGCTATGTAGAGGGGTTAATTGATGGTGACTTGGGCTGATGTTGCGCGGGTTGGTCTATATTGGGTGCGTACTGAGTTGTCAAAGCAGATGCCCCATTATTTTAATCCGCGTGTAAAAGAGGATTGGATTACTGCGCCTCATCATGAATTGATAGCCGATAGGCTTTTAGCGGTGCTGGATGGTGATTTAGATCGGCTTATTATTTCGATGCCTCCGCGTAATGGTAAGTCTGAGATGGCGTCTGTTCTGTTTCCCGCTTTGTACCTGGCAAATAATCCGGGTCATCAGATTATTCATATCTCCTACAGCGCGGCGCTGTCTAATGAGTTTTCGCGGCGTGTGCGTGCGTTAATTCGTGATGACATGGCTTATCGGTCGTTGTTTCCCCATGTGCAGCTTGATCCTGAACGGCAACGGCTGGATGACTGGAAGCTAAGCGACGGCGGCGGCTTTAAAAGCGTCGGTGTTGAAGGTGGGCTAACCGGGCATGGGGCGCACCTTATGATTATTGATGATCCGGTTAAAGAGGGTGACGAACAAAGCCCGACCAAACTACAGGCCATTTATGATTGGTACTTAAGCGCAGCTCGTACTCGGCTTGCTCCTGGCGCTGCTGTCGTCGTGATTATGACGCGGTGGCATCCGCTCGACCTGGTAGGCCGTTTGCTTGACCTGGCACGCAAGGATGAAAACGCGGATCAGTGGGAAACGCTCGTTCTTCCAGCGTTAGCGGGTGATGATGATCTCCTGGGGCGTCAACCTGGTGAGGCGCTCTGGCCTGAGCGTTTTTCTAAGCGTGACCTGGAAGCTGTCAAGGCCTTAAGCGGTCGATACTTTGAAGCCCTGTACCAACAAAATCCACAGATCAGCGAAAATCCAATGTTTGTTGAATCAGATTTTGCACGGGCGACTCTAACGCCTGCGTCGTCGTGCGTGTGGTGTTTTGACCTGGCAATTACGAAAACATCACGCAGCGATTACAACGTGTTCGGGCGCTGGTATCTGAACAGTGAACGGGATACTTTGGCGCTCCTGGATGGGCGGCGCTTCCGTGCTGAGTGGCCTGAAGTTAAAGCGGCTATTCTCGCCCTGATGGATCTATATCCTCATGATATTTTTGCATTTCCGCGGCACACCTACGAACTGCTGGCCGTGCAGTCGTTGGCTGCTGAAAGCGTAGACTATGCGAATCAAATTGTGAGCGTGGCTTTGACTGGTGATAAGGTGGCAAATGCTCAGTCATTTTCTGATTTTGTCGGTCGTGGCGATGTGTTCGTGTGTGACGGTGAATTCGGGGACTCGTTCATATTTGAGCATGTGCATTTTCCGGACGCTGCACCGCATGATGATTGTGTAGATTGTTCATCCGTCGCTACGCATTACTACGGGCTGCCGCGGACTATTGACCTTTTGCTAGGTTGGGGGGATGAATGATGCCTCAATTAACACCGTTTCATAACTGGTGGCCGTCGCCCTGGGCGTCCTCCGGAGACTCAGCCGGGGAATATAAGCCCGATGTATTGCGGGCGATTGTGGGTCAACGGGACGAGTCACGGTATCTGTACGCGTCACGGCCTGACCTGGCGCAGTACATATCGCAGTACGCGCTCTCCACCTGGGTATATACGGCGGTGGCTCGACTCGCTGAAACTGCGGCGGCGGCTGCGTTTCACATTGGCTATGAGGGCAATAAAACGGGCTATGATAAAGCTCATCCTCTGGCGGCGTTGCTCGGTTCGTCTGGTCGTCCTAATGAGTATCAAAGTTCATTTGAATTTTGGGAAAACTTTTTCACTGATTTTGAATTGGCGGGTAACGCTTACTGGTATTGGGAGAGTAAGAACGGCGGCGCTCCGGATGCCGTGCATTTGCTCCCGCCTGCATCCGTGCGGGTGATACCTGGATCGACTCAGGCGGTGGCTGCTTATGAGTACATCGTATCGGGTAATACGTATCGGCTGCGCCCTGAGCAAGTTTTGCATTTCAAGCGGCCTAATCCTTTTTCCAGATACTACGGGCTGCCAGCATTGGAAGCGCTCATGACTACGGTTATGGGTGATGTGGCTATGGCGAAGTGGAATAAAGACTTTTTCGGCGATGGGGTGTCAATCCCTGCTGGAATTCTTATTCTCCCTTCGGCGGTGGGCGATGATGAACGTAACCGCTTTGACCGGGAATTTAACGCTAAACATGGGCAACAACGGCGCACGGCAATTCTGCGGGCTGATGCTGGTAGCACGGTTTATCATCCTGCAGGACTCAGCCAGCAAGAAGCAGATTTTAAGGGCGGGCGGCTGCTCACGCGGCAAGAGGTCTACGAAGCGCTTGATCTTCCGCTTGGGTATATGAGCGAAGCCAGCACAGAAGCCCATGCACGCGTAGCGGAACGGCGCTTTCTGTGGTCGGTGCGGCGGCGTCACCAGCGCATAGAGACAAAGATTAACGCGTTTGCTTTGTCGTTCTGGCGTGGCTGGAGAACGCGCGTTGCTCGATTTGAGGACGTGCGCAAAGAGGCCGCCGATTGGGATCAGCTATCAAAGCGGATTAAGGCGTCTGCGCCTTATATGACAACCGATGAAGTTAGAGAAAATATTTTAGGGCTTGAACCCCTGGGAGGCGCAAATGGTCGTTTACGCAATAACTCCGCTCCGGACGATGGCGGGACGCAGGATCGGGGGGACGGTGGT